AAACGATAATGTATTTGATGTACGAAGATAATCATTCATTTGCTTCTGCCAACTTCCTAAATCACCATGTTCTCTCCATACATCAAATGCGGGTCGATAGTCCTTCACTCGTTGGGTTAAATCATTCAGTTCTTCGGCATCAACATAAGGAAAATTTTCTGTGATATTACCAGTAACAAAACCTCGCTTGTATTCTATTGGGTTTTTGTAAGGATTGGCAAAGGTACGATAGGATGGGTCAAAAATTTGTACCTGTCCGTCCTTTATACCTACGTTTGGTCCTTTTACATCGGCTAAACCAAGTAAACCCATAATCGGTTCATTCAATATGTTAGTAACTTGTTGCGGGAAATGGGGAAACTGTTTGGATTTTGGCGAATCATTGATACTACCATAGTCAAATTTACCACGTCTACCAAACACTTCATCCATTTGTACTTGTTCAGTCTTCCCACCTCTAATTGGTGTTTCAGGAATTATAGGTTTACCCATATCAGCAAGTGCTTGTGATATTGCAAGACTACCAAAGCGGTCAGCAAATGGACGTTGTTCAAGGTTCCTTGATACCTTTGTAACTGGTTTCCTTTTATCAGAAGGTATTGTGGCTTCTCGATACATGCCTCTTTCTTTATCGGAATCATCAGCCTTGAGGAAAGCCCACGCATCGTCAAAAGCAAACATCAAGCCACCTCAATTGTAATTTCAATTTTGACTTCGTTGCTCGTCGTTTTCGTTATTGGTTTAATGGTGAATCTACTTACTGGTGTAAAACTTGATGCACCTCTTAATTGCAAATAGACCTCTTTGATTTGTTCTGTAAAGGATTGCGTTTGTGGTAAGACCGCTTGCACAAGAAGCGTTGAATCATCCAAGATGGTTACCGTAGGCACGAGTGTGATGGCAGGTCTTCCCGCCGAACCATCATCACTGGTGGCGGGTGTACCATCAAAGCCCAAAATGACCTCGTTGATGTTGTCCCTTATTGTTTCAATAAGAAGACGACGAATATGATTACTTACTGGAATCCTCCAACCCTCCTTCGTTGTATGCTGATGATGCTCTTATTACCACCTATGCTTTCAGCATTACCTCCTATTGTACCTCTTGATGTTCCACCAATAAGCATTGCGGTTTTGTAGACGTTGTTCTCTACAACCTTACTCTCAATACGTAACTCGATACGTCCAAACATAGCGAGGTTTAGGTCTACAACTTGTACAGCCGTGTCAGGGTTCGTACTGTTTTGCTCTACTGTTGTACCAGCATCAATCGCTTGTAGAATACCTTCTAAACCAACTTCAACATTCATCAATGAAAAGTCGCTTTTGTTTGCAAACGGGAAGTGTCGTACTTCTGTAACAATCTTATTTTTACCGTCATGCGTAACTGTCATACCGGGTCGTACATCGAGTGAGTTGTAGTTACCATTGACCTCTTCCTTACCCTTGACCAATGAATGACCACGTAGTACCTTTCTTGCTATTCGCTTTGCGCTGGTTGTGTTGCGTACAGTATGGTCTACAAACACCGAAGGTGCTTCACGTACCTCTTCAACTTGTGATTCAGCATCATCGACGGTGACAATTACTAAGTCGTTAAGTCCCATCGGAAGACCTTGTACAGTGACCCTGTTTGGTGCATCATCAATCGGGTTATCGACTGTGACTGTCGGTGCTCTATTCTTGATTTCAACAGTGTTTTCAGTAAACGATAGCGGGATGTACAACAAATTCCCAAAGGTATCGAGAATCACCATACGTCCATCATGACGTGCAAGATAGCGTAGTGAAGTCATAAGATTGGTATTCCTGAAATCTTGTGCTACAAACCGTGTGCTGTGAGCACGATTCTGTGCAACGATTGTTTCAGGTCGTGCGATATTGACGCTTGTTGCACCCCCACTAATTGATTCACCCAACTTGATAGCCAAGTCCGTTGTACGTAGTCCTACGTCCACTGGTTGTCCGAGTTTTACAATGTCACTGCTAAACCCAATGTCTTGCAGTGTGCGGCCTTTCATGTTACGTAGATTGCCAAACACACCAATGGTACTGTTTTCGACATCGCTCAATACGATGCGCTCGGATGGGTTGTCGGCGTTGTAAAGGAGGATAGGTATGTTACTCGAAGACAAAGTTTCCCCGTTAAAGTATGGAACACCAGTATATTCGTGACCTGATTTCTGTACGTGTGTGAGTTGTACGCCACCCTCGCTCTCTACAATCTGATAGCGGGTTTGGGGCATGACTTGCAGGTTACGGGTGTTGTTCTTCTCGACCGTAATCTTTGCCTTGTTTGACGTTTGCACGCTTATGCGACCATGATGAACAGCGTTATCGACAAAGACTGGTTTACGTACGTGGTCCATAACCTCGTTGGCATCGGTGTCATAACGCCCAGTGCTTGTGTTTGTAATGAGTGTCATTTACCACGCTTCCCCCATGTTGTAGGACGTTGTGCTCTCCAGTGAAGAGGGATTCTTACAAGTCGTTCAGGCGGTATGTCTTGCTGTACCCAAGCCTCCGGTCCTTCATCTGTCCAGTTTCTAAATTGACCTTGAACGTCCTTTAATGGTATTCTTACACCTAATCCCATACGAGTAGGTGTCCTACCTGTCCCACTATGTTGAAATACCGATTGTCTGTTCATACCTGCGGGATGAAACCACGTTCCTTTACCGCTTAAATCAAATTGTTTGAATTTTCGATAGTTGTCTTTATTCTGGTCTACCTCCGCACTAAGTGTTTCCCAACTGCGGGCTTCTTCAGACGCAGGTGTTGCTTTCAGTCCTTCTGTAATCAGTGATTCAGGAGATTGTGGTATTGCTTCATCAAACGTATCACCATACATTGCTCGATGGGCATCAAAATTATCATACCAGTTTTGTGTTGGATGATAACGTATCATGGTCACAGGACCGTACGAACTGGGAAAGTCGGGATGGAACTCACCTAATTCCGTTTGGCGAGAAGCCTTGAGAAAACGCCATGCCTTCTCAAACACTTTTCCACCTCAACAGTTCCATCGCTTGAGAGCCGCACCCTTCGGAGTCAATTTGCCTTTCTTCGATGTTGGTCCTTTCATACCGCCCATTCTTGCACAGAATGATTTACGACGCTTGGCTTTCTTGCTACCGGGTTTGAGTTTGCTCGGCTTTGTTGTTACAGGTGGTTTGAGGTTTGCGCCAGTTTCACGCTTTGCTTTGGCACGTCCTTTAGCATTTAAACCACCCTTTCTGTGATGTCGATTTGGATTGTAACCGTGAAACGGCTTGCTCTTTTTCTTTGCCTTCATCAATGCTAATGCATTTTCCATTGGTGTACAACAATCGCAAAAGTCGTATTCAATCATGCGCCATCACCTGTGTGGTCTGATGTATTGTAGGTTACATCACCTTTATGTCCTTTTGGATGAAGTGCCTGTGAGAATCGTGGCACTACGGAGAAGTCCATGCGCTTTGTTGTTTCATCACTGTCAATGCGAGAGCGACGACGTGCCGCATCAGCACGATAGTGTTGAAGCGTGTTTTCACTGATGACGATACGGGTGACTGCGTTGTTGAGTTTTGAACTATCAAATGATGCTTCACTGATACCGAGTAACTTCGGACCTTTGCTCACTGGTACAGATTCGTTGGCACTGATGTCCATAACGTACAAGGGTGCGTAAGGCGGATTGGTATCAGGATTGGTGCTACGGATATAGTAACCTGAACTTGCACGACCGTTCTCTACCTCGTACATGTAAATACCATACTTACCACCAGCAGTAGCCGAGAAGTAGTTTGCACCGTATTGCGGGGATGATGAGTGCAGGTTGTTGTTTGGTCGGAACATCTCAACGTGTTGCTTGTCAAGCAATCGCACTGGTCTAAGCATGAAAGTAACTTTCTTGTCGGTCAAGTTTGTTTGCTTGTTGCTTACGTGTACGTTTGTTTCGTACGGGTTTGATGTCTTGTTTGACCCGCTTATACCGCCCCAATCTTTGTCACTGATAGGTGCAAGGAAGTTGCGAGTTTCAGCGAGGTATGTA